AAGTCACGCTTCATAGCAATACACAGTGACTCAGGAGCAAAGACAGCGCCCTTTGCGTCGCCGTTACCGTCAACAGTGATGTTAGCTGACTGGTATACGTCGATGCCGCCGATAGAGCCGACGAAGCCGTTGCGCATTGCTTCGTTTTGAGCATCGCCACCGTTGGGGTTTGCAAAGGTGTTAGTCAGGTTCGCTGACAACTGGTAAGCGTGGTATGGGTGTACAACCGCCGCCATTGGGCCAGTTACCTTATTGTTTCTGAGAGTTGCCGCCGCCTTGAACAGGTCAGCTACAGTGATCTCTTGAGCCGCCGCACCGAGTGACGCAGAGAAGCCATCAAACAACGCGATGATGTCCTTGTCCATCTTAGTAGCGATTGCGTTACCGAGAACAGTACCAAGCTCTTGAGCTGGGTTGCCTGCGCCCATAGTAGCCATGTCAGTGAGAACAACCTGCGCACCTACTTCACCGATAGTAGCAGTAACGCTTGTGGTTGATACTTCAGTCGCGCCCATGTCTGTACCTTCAGTGAGGTCAGCCGCCGCGATTGCTGGGTACTTAGGAACCTGAATAGTCTTACCAGCTACGTTACCGATATCGTAACGAGTGATAAGGCCAGCCATAAGTGATTGCTCCTCGGCTGTGAAGCGCGCTTGGAGAATTATATTGGCGAACAGATCGTCCAATGTTGTTGAAGTTGTTTCGTTAGCCATGATTTAAAGCCTCAAATAGTAAATTAGATTTTGCCAGCGATCTTTAACTCTCGATAAAGCCTCTGACCTTCTTCGCCCATAGCGAGCATATCCGAGCTAGTTAATGGCTTACTCGTAGAGCCTCCACCCACTGCGCCTTGTGAACCTGCGCCACCTGATGACGCTTTGACAAAGTGCGGGTTTTTTACCAAGAAATCACCAACAAGCTCGTCAACACTCAACGGGTCACCGTTGTCGTTGTATTGTGGTGTTCCGTTCGTATCTACAACTTCCGCTGTGCCGTCTTCAGACAGCCGAACTGAACCACGTAGCAACTGACCAACCTGCTCTGCCGATACTGCGTTGTTTCTACTCGCCGCCGTGAGCAATGCTCCATCGACTGTTTGGCTTTCGAGAAGTTGCTTGTACGTGCGTATCTCTAGGTCTTTCTTTTCGACGGTCTGCTTAAGAATCGACTCGAACTCTCCGCGCTCTTTCTGCTTTTCAATCTCAGCTTCTTGCTGACGTTGTAAAAGCGACTTCGCCTCGTCGAGATCAATACCTTCTAGTCGCTTGTCATATTGCCGTTTGGTACGGGCAACACGGTCGGCCACTATTCGGTCGAGTTCCTCTTGCGTAAACGTCTTAGTTTCCTGAACTTCTGGCGTTTCCACTGCGGCTTCAGTGACCGCGTCTACCATGACTTCATCGCTCATGTTACGAATCCTCTTTCGAGTAGGGTTAATTGTATCAAATTAGCGCGACTTACGCTTTTTCTTGCGCTTGTCTTTCTTATGGTACGGCATAAATCCTCCTTTAGTCAGGAACAGGCACCCACCAATGGCGGCAGTTGTAGCCGCCTCTCACACGGAACGGATCGCCAGAGCGTTTGCCCTGCCACGAGTCGTCCCATATTTCATAGATTTCGTCTGTCGTGTATTCCTTTCCGACGTGCTTCTGGCAGAAGGGGCGCGTTGATTCTATCGTGTCGCCCTCATACCTAAAGGTCGTAATGCCAGCCTCTGCCGCCGCCGCCTGCTGTATGGACGAGCTAAACTCGAAAAGCGAGTCATGTAACATGGTCTTCGAGTATCGTTGCAGGTCAGCGTCTAGCAGGTTGTTAAGCTCAGACAAGCTTGCAGAGAATGGCGTGCCCGACAGCGTGTTGTTGTACACCTGCTGATATAGCGCCTCTGCGAACTCGTCAGCCAGTGCCTCATGTCCCGTAAAGCTAAACTGCTGAAGCTGGCCGATGACTGACTGCGGTACACGGAAGTCGGCGAACTGCTCCATGAACTCTTGCGTCAGTGCTACGGCGTCGGGATACTCGCGAATAATGTCGTCAATGACCGTCAGGTACTCATCGCGCACAAGGCCGTCTATTTGCGCTCTAAGGGCGAGTGCGGCATCTAGGTCAAACAACACACCATTACGTAGAGGAAGGCCAGCAAGCGCGTCTGTGAGCCTTAAACGCAATGACTCCATAGCACGCAAAAGACGACGCTCATGTGCAGAGGTCGCCCCTTCTAATGCGCGTGTGAGTTCCTCACTGTTCATCTTCTGGCGCTACTGTAAAGTCACCAAGTGCCTGTTGGCCTTGCTCAATCTCAGTGTGTGCCTGTGCAAGCATTTCATCATCAAGCAACAGGTCTGCAATCTGCTTATCGACAGCCTGTGCGAATGTAGTAGATCGAACGCCTGACGCCTTAGCTTGTTGCAGGTAGCGCAACTCGCTTTCGTAGTCACGAATATCGAAGCTGTCAGGGTAGCTTATCTCTACCTCATGCAAGTTATGCCCCTGCCATGTACACCACAACTGCCACAATTGTTCTTCGGCTAGTTCCAATATGTCAGCCTTCTCAGAAAGCTTGGCGTTAAGCATCTGAAACTCTGTTTGCATTGCCACGCCTGACTGCGTAATTGCCTCTGTGCCACGTACTGCGCCCATGTGCGACATGCGGTTGATAGCGTCTATCTTGTCAGTAATGGAGGCACGGATAGCATCAAGGTTAGCGCCTGACGGTTGCATCTGGTACGGCTTCAGTGCGCCGTCCATGTCATCGCTGATATTGATTACAGCGCCAGCACCTGCACTTGCATCGGTGTCGTAGGTCTTAACCAGTGTCGGGTGGTTAGAGATGCGGATAAGTTGCTCGATCTCAGAAAGCTCTTGGTAGATAGCGCGTTGCATATAGGCCACGTCGCTAATGTCACTGACACCAATGCCGCGCACGATGGATCGGTTAGAGGGCAGGTGTACTGCGGGAATCTTCCCAATGGGGTTGTCGATAGTCTCAACCACCTGCGCCTCATCACCACGGTAGCGGACTAACTGTATCTTCTCGCGATCCCAGATACGGAAATACGTCTCGGTCGTTGTGCCGTCGATACGATTAACAGACTCGCGCACCTTCATGTAAGTCAGCTCATGACGACCACTAGGCATCCGCTCGTACTTCCAGTCGTAGACGTTCTCGGGCGTGATTAGCGTGACATAGGGGCGTATCTCTTGCGCAAGCTCCTCTGCCCGTGTGCCTGCTGTCGACTGCGGCTTATCAAGCATAATCCAGACGTGGCCGTATACACTCGACCATATCTGCGCCTCACGCATAAAGCTGTTAAAGCTCTGCCCGTCGAGGTTGCTGTCCTTCAGAAACGCCTCAAGGTCGGCACTGCCTTCCATCTGCTGATAGTTACGCGTAGGCGGTACACGCCAAAGAAACGAGCTGTAGACGTGGACGACGTTGCGGCAGTGGTTGTCTAGGGGTGTAAGCTCTAAACGCCGTGCATAGGCGTTCTTGTCTTCGTTGAGGTAGCTAGTGAGGTACGATCCATCTTGGTAATCCTGCCCGCCCATGTAACTCCTGACGTAGAACTCCCATCGGGCTACGTTGTTCTCATAGTCGGGGTGCTGATACTCGATGTCTTCGTAATACATTTACGTCCACCTCTGCGGGGATTGCGGCGCATTCGCCTTTCTAATTGGGAATATATACTCCACCGCATAACCAAGTGCATCATTCATGTGGTCGAAGCCGTCTTTCTCAGGCTGGCTCGTTCCATCTTTGTAGGTGTGGCGTTCCAATGACTCGATCACCTTCTTGCACTTAGGGTCAACGTATAAACGTCGGACGCCATCGTTAGACAGTAGCCGACTATTTACCGCGTTAATCCTGTCCCGTACTGCCGCATGTGAGTTTCGGACGCGTACCTCGAAACCCGCGTTTTGCAATATGGACAAGTCTGTCCTGCCACCTGCGCTTGTCTTACGTTGACGAGACGCAGGGTCAGGGTATATCACTATTGTACCATTTCCGTAGCGTTCGCGAAGCTCTGCAACCATCTCATCGGTGTTGCTACCAAACATGACGATTTCATCGAATACGTGGAGCGTGTCGCCCTTGCGCGTCATCAGTACCGCACTCATCGGGTCGAGGTTAAAGTCCATGCCTACGTGTATGACTGATAGGTCACCATCGTGCCGTACTACTGACTCTTCTCGCTTGAATGCGTAGTAGATGATGCCGCTGTAGTTGATGAATCTTGCTTCGTATTCTTGCTGGAAGGTTCGTTCGTCCAAGTCCGCTTTAGCTGACTCAATTTCTGTCGGCGCAACATTTCCGCCTTCAACCGTGGTGTATTGATGTGAACTCCATCCGTCATCGCCGTCTGCTCCTTTGCCATACAGATCGTAAAAATGGTTTCTTCCGCGAGGTGTCCCAATGAAAAGTGAGCTTCCGTTTCGGTCGCTGAGGCTGGGTCTGACCACCTCGAACCACGCTTCCTTGCGCATGTCGGCGAACTCATCCAGCACAACGAAGTCTAAAGAACGTCCGCGCAAATTGTCAGGCTTCTCAGCTCCCTTTAGCGAGACGCTCGACCCGTTCTTTAGGTTGATGGTCAGCGACGTTTCGTTGGTCTTCGCTATGTACTCAACGGGTATCTGGCTTGCCAGCATGTCCCAAGCGATTTCCTTGGCCGCCTTATAGGTGGGAGCCACATACCACACGTTCTGGTCAGGCTTGCGCAATGCCCTGTGTAGTAGCTCTGCCGTGCTTAGGAATGTCTTTCCAAAACGCCTGCCAGCAACGACAACTCGGAAACGGGTATCGTCCGTGAATATCTTTGTCTGCGCTTTAGTCAGTCGCATCAGAGGTAAGCTGAATAACTACAGGCGGTAGATCTCTCACGTCTTGCTGTACCTGATCGCTCTGACCGAGCACATTCTTTCCTAGCCATATCAGCATGGACGGGTTGCCCGACAATGCCACTTCATACTGCTTTCGGCGAAGGCTCATTTTCCCGCCAGATGACGCCTTTTTATAGTAGTCCGAAAAATTAACCCCATAATCTTCATTGCATCGGTTGTTGAGGGTGTCGTAATGCACCTCTAGGATCGAGCTAATTTCGTCCCCAGTGCATTGAATCGAGCACAGCTTCTCTACTAGAGCCCAGTCGATAGGTTTCTTTGGTCTGCCAACGTCAGACATTGAGAAACGCCTTTAGCGGATAGAACACAAGGCTATTGCGATACCCACCCTCGAAAGTCGGAACAATCGGAGTAACGCCGTGGACATTGCGCCACGCTGGGTATACAAGCAGGCTGTTATCGCATTGATCTATTACAGCGTTGTAGTCAGGTACGCACAGGTTTCCGCCCGTTGAATTTTTCCGTTTAGTGATGATCGCGTTCACCGTATTCGGAATGTTGGCGGTGTCTCTATGGAACGGTGCACTGATGTTGTAATTGCTAATCGAGCTACTGAACAAGCGACCGACTTTGTACTTGTCGTCGACCTTACTGAATACCTTCATCTGAGACTCGTATTGCTCGGGCATGATGTCCGCAATGATCTGCTCTGACTCGCGCGCCAGTAAGTCCATGGCCTTAATGAAATTCTTAGCTGAAGGCTTTGCGTGAACACTGCTCACCGAGTTATACGGCCTTCTCATGTGGGGCTTCGCTGGTACGCCACCAATGATACAAGAGTACTGCTCTACGCCTGATGCTCTTACCATAGCCGTTTTCGGAACCCGTTTGCTCCTTAGTTCGTGGTTGGCTAGGTTTGCCAGCTTTGCCGCTTTCTCGGGTAGCTCACGCAGAAAGAAGCCTACAATCTGATCGCCCGCCGTAAATATGCAATCTTCTGTGATCGTAGAATCCATGTCGCCGCAGACATCGCCTACCTTGATGCTGTGCTCGACTTCTACTAACTCAATTCGCTTCATGCTTCTTGCGCTCCTTTCTAAGGTGGTCGAGGATCATGTAGCCGACATAAGCGTCTTGCGATCTCCACCACTTAAAAAGCTCATAAGCCTCTTCATAGTGCTCAAGCTCAAAATCCACCATGATGGCTTTCTTTACGCCGTCGCTAACGTCCATGTCTTCGCCGTCGAGAAGCGAGTAGTCGACGTCATCGTCAAGATCGGGCAATTCATCGAATCCTGTGATCGAGATATCAAAGTCCATCTCTTTTAACGATTCAAGCTCTGCTGTGAGCAAGTCAGCGTCCCACCCCGCATTCAAGGCGAGCTTGTTGTCTGCGATGACATACGCCTTTTTCTGCGCCTGAGTAAGGCCAGAAAGCAAGATCGTCGGAACTTCGGGCAGATCAAGTCTCTGCGCCGCCAGTAAACGACCGTGACCAGCAATCACCGTGGCTTTCTCGTCAATCAGTATAGGGTTAGTGAATCCAAACTCGTGGATACTTGCGGCTATCTGAGCCACTTGTGTATCTGTATGCGTTCGTGAGTTTAGGGCGTACGGAATCAGGTCCGCTGTCGGTAGATAGTCGATTGATAGACTCATAGATCATAAAGGTGACGGTAAGCCTTCGGCCCAATAGAGGCCATGTGTTTGCCCGTCTCTTACTTCTCC